GAGGAACATAACCAAACTTTCTACCTAAGTTCCCAGTTATGCCTTCAGACGCGGAACCCAACGTCGATGCAACGATAGCGATCACGATGCACTCAGCGATCGATTGCACGAGAGTCTTTGCGACCGCGATGCCCATCACTGAACGTGAATCGAACTCGCCCAAGAGCTTTGAATCGAACACGGTCTGACAGATTCCATCAAAGTTGAACGTCAGGATTTGGGTGAACAACGTTGGCATTTGCAACGCAAGATCGAGAAACAATTTCGGTAACTTTACAGCAAAATTCGAAAAATTGAATAGATCCACAAAATCGGGAACCTTGATGTCGAGCTTTGGAATGTTCAACGTTGGTGGGGCAGGAACGAGAATCGTCGGAACCTGGGCTACTAACTTTGCCAGATCGACGGGCGTCTTGATGCCCAAGCGCGGTGCCAAAAGCGGCAATGCGATTCCATACGTCAGAAACTCGTCTGGAAATTTCAATTTAGGAATTTCCGGCGTTTTCAGCTTCCCCGCCAGAGCGATGGGGTCGAAGACGACGGGCGCAAAGACAAATTGTCCTTCTACATTCAAGACATTAACAATTTTTTCGAACAATCCGAGAACGTTCTTGTGAAACCCATCAAATTTTTTCTCATCAGCAAGATCGATCTTGTCGGCACCTTGAATTGGTTCAACGTTCGGCCCACAAGAAAAAAAAGACGAGATCCTGTCCCATTCGTACCGTTCGTGATCTCGTCCTTAATGTTCGAAACTAGCTTGTTCTTAGCCTCAGGTGACAGTTTATCACCCCGAAGAATTCCAGCATCGTTTTGACAACCCATTTAATTGTTAATTAAGGGGACAAGAAACGCCTGAACCATTATAAACTGATGAATTGACGATCGAATAACTAGATGATCGGCATAAATCACCCGATGTACCAATGGGTCGGTTCTGATTAATGGGGGTGATGAGACGACCCGTCATTGCATTGGTGGTCTCCGAGTGTGTACCAATGCCAACGCATTCCCATGCCATCTTGTAGGCAGCTTGGAGAAGCAGCTTGAGATCCTCGGTGGAGTTTGCACCACGAGCGAAGATGTCGGCTCGATCGATGTGAGCTACGCCCGTGGTGCCCGTCGTAGCGGCGTAGTAGATACCGGGCAAGCTTTCGCTGAGCGTGTTCTGTGAGGGTTGCTGACCCCAATTTGCGCAAGCGTAGCCGTCGATATTGGACATCAGATCGCCAGAGCAGGGCAACTCGTTGATGAGCAGATCGGCACTCCCTGGAATGAACGGAGACGAGCAATGCCCCACATACTGAAACGTAAAGTTACCGTTGGAGGCTTGCTGGACACCTGCCGCGGCCGTAGCGAATGCATTGAGCGTGTCAGCATGAGTGATGACATCATCGCACCACCTGAAATTCTTCTGTACCGGTAGGTTGATGCATACCTCCCCCGCTACACCGTGGCACCCCAGGTGACCAAAGGTCGCATTAACGCCGTAGGTGTAATTGATGGAAAAACGAGACGATAGAGCCTGTTCGTTCTCCCCGATGAACAATCCCTGATCCATTGATGATGACCCACACCCCGCCAGTAAAATTGCAATTGCGATAACATGTTGATTTTTCATTTGTTTCCTTTGAAAAAATCATACCCCTCGAGTACGATTCTCATGAACATTGTCAACCTTTTTTAGACATCGTTCAAATCTTTCAAAGAAAGATCGTACAAATCGTTTTGTCAACCCATTATAGAATCATCCTAGCGAGAACTTGATCGATCAGGTTGCCTGATAAACAAGGCGACGGTCGAACATTGGGTGGGCAGGTTGAACCTTGAATCGGCGACTCGTTCGAGTTTGTCTTCTTCATAAGTAACGACAGTTTCTTTGAAATTTCGTTCAAATTGCTCATCGTGCATTCAATGTCCTCATTTTCATCCAAGAAAACAATTTTTCCATTTTGTCTTTTAAAGACTGAACTACGGTAATCAATTTTTTGCCCATCACTTTCGATGATGATGTCAACGGTTGCATATGGCATGTCGAATTCAATTGAAATGCCGCTGCTCGGCGTCGGAAAAATTCCCGGTTGAACAACGGTAATGTCGTTCACCATTACCGTTGTTATCATTCGTTGGGCTGAAATGATTGATTTGCGTGAAATCGCTTTCGTATCAGCGTCAATCCAGCCATCTTTCAACTCGGAAATCTCTGCTAAACGTTTTAACGATTGGTCAAGAGATATCATGTGTTTCTAACATATCACAAAACGACATGTTGTCGTCTATTTTGTTGTGAGTGTGGTAGTTTAGTATGACGATTTTTCATAACTTCATCATAATCATGAGGTAAATCATTTTTTGTCATCAATTGATTTCGAATCGTTCTATTGACTTTATCAAGAAACACACTTGGCGTCATGCTCAATTCACTCATCATGAAAATGGTAGTTTTTCCCTTCATTGAAGAGACATTTTCGGCGAATTGTATCAAATTTTTGATACGAGATTGAATTAGTTTTTGTCGTTTTACGGGATCATTCCATTGCGCTTGGGTGGAATCGCTGTTTTTCTTTTTAGACTCAGCAGAGTTAGGAACTCCCAATTTAATTTCTCTCAAATACTTTTTTGATTCATTTGAGAGTTTTTTGCCTCGATTACCAAGACTAATTCTTTTTCGAGTTTCAATTGAATGAGGTGAACGTTTTAATCCCGGACGTTTTTTACCCAAAAGTCGTTGAGTTGTTGCTTTTGATATAGCAATTCTGGCGAATTCATATTGTCTTGAAGTTGCAATGTGTTTTGTTCCTTTAGAACGAGGATGACACATACGAAACCAAGCCCATGACATTTTTCCGCCATGAATATTTTTCAACAACCAATGAACGATAAAATGTTCACGCGGTGTTAGATCAACGAGATTATGATTTTCATTAGTTCCACCGAAACATTTAGGAATAATGTGGTGGCGTTCAAAAAATTTTTGTTTTTTGCTTGATAATCCACGCAATTTTCCACGTTCGATTATTTGATCACAGATTTTTTGATAATTCATTTTACGAGTATTTTTGAACTTATCGAACCTTGTCCGGGAACATTGTTCGCAAATTGTCCTCCCATTGTAGTAATTAGAGGGCCCGCAGAAACTTGACCATTTAAATTTGTCGCCGGAAGATCAGTACAAACAATTCCTCGATTTGCATCTTCCCCTCCCAATTTGATGACATTGTTTTCGGCAGGTCTAATGACGATGCTACCATCCGTCTTTATGACGACAGCCGCCCACTTTGATTGATCCTCGACGGACACCATTTTCCCATCGGCATCACGCTCAAATCCCGTGACCAAAAACTCGATGTCAGAACGTGCAATGATTCGAATCTTGTCTGACTTCAACACGACAGCAGCATCACCAGTGTCAGAGTCAGTGAACGAGAATTCAGCTGAATTGAAATCATCAATGTTCAGGTTCACATCGACGCGTGAACGTTGTGAAAGCATGACACGACTACGATCGTTGTCAAGGTCGGGATCGCCTTCGTTATCGGCAAGCTCAGTTCGTCCTTTTGCAATTTCACTCTTGTCAAGCGAGTTCTTGACGACGTTTCCGCCCGTAACTTTTGTCTGCCCCCTACCAACGACGATATCGATCGTGCCCGCTCCGTCGGTCTGAGAATCACTTTCGGGTAACCTTGGTATTTTTCCCCTACGAGGATCATCGACGTATTCTGCGACAACGTCGTTCCTTTCTCGACCCAAAGAGATCAAAGAATTGTTCGATCCTTCGAACGTGACGTCTCCCGGTCGCTTCCTGTAGCGCGGCACGGCTTCCTTGTGAGAAATCCTCCCGCCGTCGGAATCAAGAATCAGCTTTTCGTACGCATCTTGACCATCACCGGGAAGTGTCGCAGTTTCAGCAATCGCGTAACGTTCTCCGTCAGATTCACCGATCGAGCCATTCCTGAATTCGTACACGGGCGACGTCGATCCTTCAAAAGTGTCCTTCGTTCCGGCAACAAAACTGGGATCATGAGCACGATGATGATGCGTATGGTTCACGTCCTCGACATGATTCGGTTCAACGATCCTCCACATCCAGTAACCAAGATCATTACGTGTTCCCGAAGGATCTTCGAACATGACCCAAACATGTTCACCCGGTTGACAAGGAAGTGAGATGTTTGGTGGCAGGAACGGGTAGAGAACGATCGCTTGTTCCGCAGTTGATGTGTTGTTCGATTGAACACGTTTCGCTATGATCGAATTTCGCGGAGCGACAGCAGCATGTTGAGGATTCGAAATATTGAGATCATTCGTCCAGTAGTCGAGTTTCGTCGCATCGATTATGTTGGGATCGAATATCGTCTCTACCACCACGAAACGTTGAACGAGAGGAAGCGCTGAGGTTGTTCCATGATCGAGAACGGATCGCTGCCTTAATGACTCGCGAGCATTACCCTCCGCTAGGTCCTTCGTGATGTTCGTGAATTGGTTCGACATTTAGAGTTACGTATCGTTCGAACTCAACCCGTAGTCCAAAAGCACGACATTCCCGCTGGGCGTTCTGCCCCAGTTCTCGCTCTTGTAAAAGTCCATGGCAACGACGTCAGATTTCGTACGAACATCGTTGATGAACGTGGCTAGTTGTTCAGCCTTCTTTGGATCAACAACGCTTGGACCATCTAAAAGATACTCTAAGTGGGCTTTGCTCGTGTTCCACGCAGCCTCAATGAAGCTGGCGAACTTTCCCTTTGCAAGACCAAAGTACGTCTCAAGGTACTCGTAGTCGTCCAGCCCAAAAGGATTCACGAGTTCGCTGATCAGCCAGCGGTACTTGGTATCATGATCATAGACTTTAGTGAACATGTAATTGACGTCAGAATTCTTGCTTGAGTTCAATTCAGCTTGATTCTGTCTGATCCCCCACTCTCCACCCGGAGCACTCAAGGCCGAGCGCTGCGGACTTTTAGCGATCTTCAGAACGCGTTTTCCTGTTAGCAGGAACGTATTGCGAGAAGAACCAGAAGCGATCGCCTTGAGATTCTCTTTCGCGTAAGCATTCATCTCGCTGAGATCGGTTAGTCCCTTGAAGTAGTTTAAGTCGAAACTGTTACTTTTGATCCTCTCAGCAATGACGAATCGAATGAATTCACGGATAATGTTCAAAATGGTTCCTTTACGTGTTCAGCACGCCACCAGCTGTCGAATTCAAAATGAGCGAGACTTACATCCACATTACCGCGATTGCTTAATGTCACAATTTTGAACTTCCTATTTTGATCATGACAAGGAATCATACCCAAGAAAATGTAATGATCGTATTCATGATTCATGAACGGACGATCAAGAATGAACGTGCCTGGTTTTAGATCGGACCACTTAAATTCTATTTTCATTATCGCCTGTTTATCTGATTGAACATTTCTTCGGGATCGATGAAATTATCACGTTCCTCTGCGCGTCTAAGTAAATCTGACAATTTCAACAATTGATCGTTTGCTTTCGCCATACGATCAATGAACGCAGAAATACCTTTCCCGTGTATTGCGTATTCAGTCGAATTCGATGATCCATTATTACAGATCCCCACCAGAATTGAGAATTGCATGTACGCATTCTGCCGATCGGTGATCGCATTCTCGTAGATTTCACGATACAACAATTTCTTTTCATCCGCGAGGTTCTCAATACCGTTGACAATCTTACTAAAGTTTTGCGACTTAAGTTTATTCGCTTCCTCGTGAAGTCTTTGCGCGTCCAATTCGTCCATAATGGACTAAATATGGCGGTTGGTTGAACGATTGATTCGATCAATTGATCATGTTCAAAAGGATAACACCACAGACGACGCCGCCCGTGCTGAGCGCAGTGATACCAATGAACCAGTTAATGAATCGCATGGTAGAATTATTACATATTTATTTCGAAGTAACACGAGTGTTTTTTTCCAATAATTAGTGATACGATGTCATCGTTAGGTCCCATCGTCTAACGGTCAGGACGCTGGTTTTTCACACCGGTAATACGAGTTCAAATCTCGTTGGGATCACTAAAATTTTATGAACTTTGATCTAGAATCTCGTACGATCCTGAAGGTGATTCACGGTTCGCAGTGCTACGGTTTAGCGACCCCAGAATCGGACATCGATTTCAAAGGTGTCGCGATCGAACCTCTCAACCACCACTTCGGGTTCCTGCATCACTTCGAAAACCACGTTGAAGAAGCGTCGAAGGGGGCACCGCACGACCTGGTGATCTACAGCTTAAAGAAGTTCTCAAAGCTCGCCGCGGACGGAAATCCCAGCATCATCGAGGTGCTTTTCGTCGAGAACAGTGACATCGTCAAGATCGATTCGTTCGGTGAAGAGCTTCGTGCGTTTCGTCAGAACTTCGTCTCAAAGAAGATGCATCACACGTTCTCTGGATTCGCGCATTCACAGTTGAAACGAATCAAGTCTCACAGGGGTTGGTTGCTAAATCCTCCCAAGAAGAAACCCGTACGATCAGACTTTGGTCTGTCAGAAGGTGTTGGAATCTCGAAATCCGAATTGGGAGCTTACGAAGCCTTGTCGAAATCGGGGAGGATGATTGATCTTTCGAAGGAAGCTCAAGTGATCTTCACTCGTGAACAAGCCTACAAGACAAAGCTTCGAGAATGGTCACAGTACCAGGAGTGGTTGAGAAAACGCAATCCGAAACGAGCTGAGCTCGAAGCGAAGTTCGGGTACGATACGAAGCACGCTTCACACGTTTTCAGGTTGATGAGAATGTGCGGGGAGATCCTTGAAACGGGAAATGTCAACGTCAAGAGATACCATGACCGCGAGGAACTCCTCAGCATCAAGCAAGGTGCTCTATCATACGATGAGTTGATCTCCGTCGCAGAATCGCTTGAAAATCAATCGCAAGAAGCTTACGAAACATTGAACGTGATCCCACACTCGCCAGATTTAAAGAAGATTGATGAATTTGTCGTTGATCTGACAAGGCGATTCATAAAATTTTAACTTCAACGATAGTTAGCAAGATGAAGATCACACTCAAGCAACTGAAACAAATCATCAAGGAAGAGATCACCCACTTGAACGAAGGCTGGAACAACGGAAAATGGGTGTCACCCGATGAGGAACAAACTAGTCAAGATGCACTGGCACGAAAGAACATCAAGTGTTGGGGTTGTGACACGGTGATGAAGGTTGGTGATCTTGTCAGCACTGGAAATTCGCACCTTCATGGAGGTGATCCAGGTAAATGTCCAAAGTGCGGCGATGTAGTGAGCATGCAAAACCGCCTAGATTAACATATCGCGCCTTTAAAAATGAAAATCGTTCCCGGTTCCATTGCACGAATGCACAACCTTTACAAACCAGAGGATGAGCTCGTGATGATCGTATCAATGGTTCCAAAATTATCGGGTGATCAGAGCTTCATTAAAACAATTGATAGGATCCGTGATTGGCACGATGAAGGTCACATCACTTGCTTCGATGTGACGATCCATAGGATCGAGAGTGGAAAATTACGAAATTACATCGTCTTCAGAACCGAATTGAAGGAGACGATGATGAAAAGATCACAGCCCAGGAGCCAAGATTACAGATGGGCACACAGTTTTCACTCGTTAGATGAATCGTTCACGTTGAACCTCATTGACGACGTCGTGTAATTGAAGGTGTCAATTATTCAGGATCATGATACGATCTTGATAATGAACTTCAATCGCTACTGGATCTCCGACAAGTCTGGGATGGGTCGTGAGAAATGGGTCTACTTCGGCGGACAATTCGACTCACCATATGAAGCGTTTGAACACGTAAGGGATCGATACGAGAGTTGGGCTCAAGATCCCGATGACTATCGTTTTCGTATCGAATTGAACGTTGCGTTGCCGCCGGGAATGGATGTCAAATGTTAGCATCGGTTTTCAAGGACGCCATTCCCGGCGAGTTCCTCGCTTGGAAGAACGGTGCTATCAAACCTGATCTTCTGACGATAGCCGTTCACGGTGAGTACACGTGGTACCTGAAGAACGGTTTTTTGATCAAAACTGTCATGTCTGACGACGGCCAAAGGATAATCAAGGCTTGTATTACGGCGGATATCATCGTCCATAAAATTTTAGCTTCTACGAACTGAGCGTGGTCGAATAACATGAAAATCATCTACATCATCAAGAACGTTGGCGGAGAGTACGATGACAGAACCGAACGATCACTCTGTGCGGTCACGACGAAGGAAAAGGCTGAGATCCTCGTCGGACAATTCAGCGATCTGAACGCTTTCAACTGCGCATTCAACGAACGCATTCACAACGAATTCCTGCCAGCGTGGAAGGAAAAGAATCCCCCGCAGGGAGATCGACCAGTGAGACCGAGACCTCCCGAGGGTTTTCACGACCTGCAATTGAAGATCACGGAAAAGAAATCTGAGATCAGCTTCTTGGACAATACAATTGATTCAATTTCAATAACACTTCGAGAAACGAAGACGAAGGAACTTGAGAATCTCAAGAAATCATTCGCGGTTCTTCAAGATCAGCACCATGAAAGTCTCGTTACCTTCAAAGAAGCAGAGACAGAATGGTATTCCTTGAACGATGCGTACAACGAACGAATGAGAACGGATCAAGGACGATGGTTCATTGCGAACTACAGCATACCGGGACACATGACCAAGGTCGCTGAGATCGCGGCGGAACAACAACATTTGGCGTATCCTGAGAACGAGTACAGCTTCTACAAACTGAGCGTGGTCGAATAACATGAAAATCATCTACAATGAAAATCCACTTCGAACCGTCGTCGAGCTTGACGAGAACGATCGTAGGATCCTTTGGTTCAAGATAAAGGTCGAAGAGCTTCAGAACAAGCTGTTCGACGTCCACTTCAACCTCACCGAAGGGGAATACTTCAACCTTGAACGTGCTAGGAAGGATGCCGATCCCGTAGCGTACCTCCAAGAGGTTGATCAAGAAAAGACGGCGATCGATGAACGTGTTGACATGCTGCTCGAACATTACGTTCAGGAACTTTCAGGTGTCCACGTTGGTGATTGCACGTGTCAACCATGTTCATGCTCGAAGTGCCGAGCAGAGGAGATCCTGGGAATCAATACCTTGGGCTCGTCACCGGGAAACCATGAACTCGCTAAGATCGACAGCGCGTTCTCGAAGGATCGCTCGTTGAGCGAAGCACTTTCGTACCTGAAGGATCATAAGATCTCTCGTGAGAAGCCGGAATCATGGAAGAGCTTCACACAAGAAGATTACGAGAGTCACATCCCCCGGTGGGAGAGCGAACAAGCGAGGGCGTACGAGTACCTCCGAGATTACGCGAACGAGAGATTGAACGTTAAGTGATGATTAGGTTCCGTAACTCTTGTAACCATCACTTTTTCGTGATGCTTTTGCAATCTTCTTGATGTTTTCTATCATTCGATCACACACATCCGTCCAAGGAATCTTTGATCGTTCTTGACCTTTACCCGTGAACTTATAATTGAATTCTCGGGCATCAAAACCCCTTTCTCCGCAACTTCCATCAACGTAAACCTTGAAGATGATCGTGTCATTGAATGCATCTGCTAGAATGCTGACTCGACGACCTCGTGATGCTACGTTGTGGGCGATCTCATTGATCGAGGGGGTGATGTCGTTCATGCGCTTCTTGCCCATCCTTTGACCGAATTGCTTTATGATCTCGTACTTGATCAGCTCCCGTTCTTCGGGAGGAGGTGAAGAAGAAATTGAAGGATCGTGACTTCCTTTATTGAGCAACATGTCACGTGCAACGTTGAGATCCTTCATCACTTGCAATGCACCGGGATCTCTGTTGCGATCAGGATGCATTTCCTTCGCTTTGATCCTGTACGCAACCTTGATATCGTCATCCGTTGCATCGCGAGGAATACCGAGGACGGCATAGGGATCGATCATCTCCCGAATCAAGGCACGTAAAAGAGCTTCAGCATTCATTTGTTCTAAGTATGACATCATTGTTGATCAGTGCTACCCCTTAGGTACATCATCTTTCTTAGAAACTTTCTCCACTTTATCTTTTTTCTTTAACTAATTGAACATCGTTATGAATTTTTAAATGTTGTTCAATAAATGAATACAATGTATTACACGATATAGTAAACCCGCCATCATCGAATTGGTTTTGAATTTCAATATCTGAGGCAAAAGATTCTTTCGATCTCTCAGCATCAATAACTTCACGTGCAGAAGACCTACTATGATATCCATTTCCAGATGGGATAATCTTTACTACGAGTACCGTGAAACCTTTATTGCGGAAATTTTTAACACCCTCTTCAACTAAAGGTCGGATGGCACATTTTCCATTGTTGAAGATTGCTTCAACATCACTTCGAATATCACCATATAATTGCCCATTATATGGAATCCATTGAACTAGTGCATCTGATGCAATTAGATTTTCAAACTCTTCTTTTGAGATGAAACGATTTGCCGAATCATCTTCAGCGTTTCGTTTGGGTCGAGTGGTAACTGAACTCATTACCTTTAAATGATTAGGGAATCGTCGTACCATCTCATCAACTAGTGCGCTTTTACCCGAACCACTAGGACCAATAATTGCAAAAATCAAACCTGACATTTGTATTTACTTTCTTAATTTACAAGCGATGCTAGAAACAGCGCTGCATATATCATTTTATTACTTTAATATCCGCTTCTACAAGCGAAACAGCATATGGATAGAACTCCAAACATTTTATACAGTCACAACCATTACTGGGTGCGCACACGGGGTCGGCTGCCGCGGAAGCTACCGATATCAGCACGTTGCTTCATGATCTTCCCGTCGTGGAGGTAAAACGCATGATGGTGGGGTTCGCCATGAGCCTGAAAGAAGTTGCCGGGGAGAAGAGGGGTCACGGACGATAACTTCGAATTCCATACTTTGTTTGAAGATTTTTTGTAGGATTCATGATCCCCTGCACGTTTTGCATCGATTTTTTAGAGGATTCAGAAATTCGCTCCATTCTGGAAATGATAGTTTCACGATTTCAAACTCTGTAGTAACATTGTTCCCTATAAAAATTTCAAATTTCAAATTCAATACAACAATGCGATAATGATGAAATCCTTCTTTCTTAGAAACCAAATAAGCTGGTATTAGGAAACCTTGATTTGCGTCAAATGATCCAAAGCCCGTATGTACTACAACTCCTTTTGGGGGATTCAAATTCAGCAAATATGAACGAATTTCCTCACCATACTTACCCAAGTTGATTTTGGATTTTGATTGAGATTGATTCGCATCTCTCCATAAAAGCGAAAGGGCAAAATATTTAAAATCATCAATGTTAGATTCATGAATCTTGTATTCACGCGCTCCCAACAATTTTTGAACGATAGTTTCTTTTAGTCCAAAACGATGTTCGCAACCTTTACACAACATTGGTTCTTTTAGTTGTTTATGTACTTGAACCGCACAATGTTGTGTAACCTTGACAGGTGCCGATTTATCACGAGGATCTCGTAAAAACTTATAGATGAATTTTGAATAAATGTGACTAAGTTGAAGCTCATCTTCATGTAAACACAATTTGCAAACCTGCATAAATAATCTTACATCTTTTCAACACATCGTAATCTCTCAAGTGGTTCGAGAAGTCTTTTCGAACATCTTCTTAGGTTTCCACCACATCAGGATGATGATTCATCTGAGTGTCGTTTCGGACATGTTGACTTGTAATGTCCCGTTTCGCCGCAACTACCGCACTTCTTGGGATTGCTGACGGAATTCTTCTTCCCCTTACGAGAAGCAGCGGCCTTGAGTTGATTTGCGCGCATTTGTTCGATCGTGGGCTTCTTACGATTTGGATTTTGAAAATGTTTTTTCCAACGTTCACTCATCATCGTAAATTTTTCTTCGGGGGATCGTTTTGCCCAAACGGCGCGCTGAATGTCGCCGCCCGTGAATGGAGAATTTTTACACGCATCTTCGGTCCATCGTCTTTGTGAACCGATCTTCATTTGATCAATCATGTATTTGCGATCATCTTCGGTCATATTGTTCCAACGATCACCGTTTTGCCACGCATGACGACCTTCAGCAATCAATTTCTGTGAATTTCGACTTGCAGTTTCAGAATCAAATCCCTCACCACCTTTGGTTAGGTTATAACCACCAGGATGACGTGAATTGAGTTCCTCGATCAATTCAGATTCACGAGTACCAGCGTCGTTTCGATTGTCATATTCCTCTTCGAGGATCTGAATTGAAAAGTTTTCTTGACCATGTTTACGAATCGCTAAACCGATCTTGTACTTCGAGTCGCAGTGAGCGATGAATCGTTTCTCAGGATTGTTGCTGAATCCTACGTACTGTTTCCCGTTCACTTTGTTCGTCAAGATGTAGATCTTGATCTTCTTCTTTTCTTGTTGTGTCATGTTGTTCGTATTGTGTTAGAAAGAACATCGGCAGAGCGTTAACTCTGCCGAGAAAGGAGATTTGTATGCACTTACAAATCATTCACGTATTGACTTACGTGAATGATTCTCTTGATCCAGTGAAGATCTAGAAACCTCATCCAAGGAGACGTGACTCGTTACAAGCGGGTTACGTCTCTTTTTTATATGTATCACAAAATACTTTCGAGTACAAAATTTCTTTTAAGTGAGTCATAACTGGCTTGCTGAGTCATTACTCCTTTAAAAGAAGAACTCAGCGTCGTTATCCCCTTTTAGTTTCTTGTACTGCCGCTTCACGCTTTGCAAAGCCGTCGTAAGTTGCTTCGATGTGAGTCCAGATAACTCTCTTAGGTAGAGCATGACAGCTGATTTGTTACAAAGATCCAACTGATCGATTGATTCGAACACAGTAATGATCGAGTTTACACAGACTAGCTCGTTCTCCGATTTGACCTTTGAACGAACTTCGTAGAGGACATCTATGATGTTATTTGCCACCATTGCATTCTCTAAAAGCACCTCTTGAGACGGGACAATACATTGATCCTCAATCATTGATGAGTCATTGCTCGACATTGACTCGGGATCGTCTAAAGAGACGGATCTTTTCGTCATTTGAGCTTTTTTCTTCGTCTTGATTATTAGATAGTTTTTGGAAACCACGTTATAGTACGAGAAAGCTGCAGTTCCCCTCGAAACATCGTACTTCATCAAGGTATCAAACAGGAAGCTCACGCAGTCGTTCTTCAAATCATCAAACGAATCGTACATAGACGAGAACTTGTGTATGTTCAGCAAATTCTCCACCAGCTTGGTGAAAGCGGGTTCAATATCTTTCGTGTAGATCCTATTCCGTTCCTCAGTATCCTGGCAATTCTGGTAGTCGACGATGGCAGCTTGCGTCCCCGCGTGGAAGTACATCCTTAGCGGGTTGGGCGTCTTGCTCCTTTTCTTACGGGGTTTGCGTGATGTCATTATCATGTAGATAAATCTACAACAAATTTAGATTTTTGCTCTTTTCACCGCTATGCGAGGATACGTATCCGAATGAAGATCACGCTAAAGCAACTGAAACGAGTCATTAAGGAAGAGATTACGCGATTGACCCTTCTCAAGGAAGCAAATTGTCCTGAATGCGGTACCGATGTTAAACCTCAAGGTAAAAGCAGCGATGGACACGGTGAATCTTTTACGTGTCCAACCTGTGATCATGGATGGGAAACATAATATGAAGATCACGCTAAAGCAACTGAAACGAGTCATCAAGGAAGAGGTTCAACGAATCAACGAGAGCTTTGGACGAGCTCAAGTAGCAACTCAACCTCAACCGCGTCATCTAACATTCGATCAATTGGGTGATGAATTTCCCAGTGCCGCCCAAGAATGGCAAACACTTGCTGCGAACACGCTTGACGATGAAGACGAGGTCATTCAAGATCTCATCGACAATTCCTACTTTAGCGTTACCAATGATGGAAAAATAACCGCGGACGGAATCGAACCAGGGACAAAGTACGTTTGGAACGATCTTGGTCTTGTTTGGGACGACATGGACGGTGATGGTTCAGAGTCCGACGGAGAGTGCGAAATCTGTGGTGATCCTTGTCCGGTTGACTGGAATTTATGCGGTGATGATGAATGCTTGAATGATGAAGAGGAAGAAGGGGGATTTTGAAAATCTCTCTTTCCCAACTCAGATCACTCATCAAGGAGGAGATCGAGAAACGTCGTGATAGCGTGAACATCAACAGGAAATGGGACATGATGCCCGCTCAGAACAAACGACGTCGAGTGGGAGTTCAATGTCAGCATCGCATTGTCCTTCATGTGACACAGAATTCAACGAAAGAGAAAGTAAATGAAGATCACCCTACGACAGCTCAGAAACATCATCAACGAAGAGGTCAAACGCCTCTCTGAATCCAGTCCCGTCAATCACGATAGCGACATCAACGTCGTCGAGGTCGGTGACATGGTCGATGTCGACACCGAGTACATGGGAACCTTACCCGTTCGTGTGACCGAGCTCGTCGATGACGTGAATGCCGTCGCTGGTTCCAACGAGGACGATCCTACTGGTGTACCGGGTAACTTTTCCGGCCCCGGTTTCGTCGGAGAGATCGATCCGGATTCCGGCGAAGGTGGAGAGCTCGTGTTCTCTCTGAACCAGGTCGTTCCGGGAAGCAAGGCCAAGTACTACTTTCCAAAGCTTGGTACTGAACTCGAGAACGGTCGTACATCCGACTGGGATGAGTACGGACGTGATGTTCCCAATCCGTACCGCAGAATGGCCCAACGACAGATCACGAAGTCACGCGAACCAAGTAATTCGTACGCATCTGGACTCGATGATGACTTCAATGAGGATGTTCATGGCCGAAAGAATGTGTTAGAATCTAACATGAACGATGTAACACTAGCTAGTTCACTCAGGGCGGCATTCAGCGACTTTGGAAAAACAAGAATTCAGCCTTATTATCCCGCACCGGGGAAGGTCGTTGATCTTCGTCTTTCAGAACCGGGATCAGTGAGTAAACACGAGATCATCAACACACTGGAACACGTGTTCGCACAAAACATGAATTTGGATTTGGAGCGGGAAGAAAGTATCAACGTTGATCGGTTCAACGCTGGCCAGTTTCACGTGATCGTCCAAGCGATGACAAAAGGTGGAAAACGAGCGAAATCAGATACGGATACGATTCGTTTCGTAGTATGTTTGATTCCGAAACGCTAATGAAACATTCCCCATTAGAACCTTCATCAAGGAGACGATCATGAATCCTGACATTGAACACGAGATCGTATCAATGATCGAACGTCATTAGCATTGATCCTTCGAGATCCACTGGCAATGACCACCTTCGAAACATACCAAGCACGCTTCGTTCGTGCATCCCATTGCGACAACGTTAGCCTGAAACTGGCAACCTCCCTGCGTTTCTGGGTAGTTACGACCGCATGCGAACAACGCTAGAATCACAATAATTGATTTATTCATTTTCATCAACCTGATTCGTCATCATTCCAACTGATTCTTGGGCTCGCAGGATCGAGTTGTGAGCTTCAACGACCGCTGCTACGACCCTCTTCACGTAGGGTTCGTTCGACACGACCTCGTATCCTGCGACCTCGTTAACGATGTTCGCTTGACGTTCGAGGTTCAGCTTGAGCGTTTCAAGCGTATCAAAGATACTTTCGTTGGTTTGGTTCGCTTCGTCCTCGTGTTTAACCAAGCGTTTGTAGAGTACAACGTTAATGTAGATTGAGACGAACAGCAAGGCCGTTACTGCGATCAGCAAGATTAGAGTTCCCATTTTCAAATTTTACTCTATTCAATGTCGAGTGATTTCAAGCAGAATCATCTTGATGAACCTACGAAGTGATTCTGAAAATGTCCCGGCTGTCATGACAAGCAATTCATCTTCTGCGTGAATGTCTACGCCGTACGACCAAAGAACGTGAACGAACGTGAGATCATTCGTTTTATCGACAAATATGACAATGCCGATCTCGTTTTCTTTAATAAGAGAATTCTGTGTTAAACTACGTGCTTTTTTCGTTAGCTTGACTGAGTTTCCGTTCAAAATCATAATGATTCAATGAACCCCCGCAACCCATCAACGTCAATTTGATTTGGATCAATCAAGCAACTCATTGATTCGTTCAAATACAATGTGAACATTTCAGGTTTAGTTTCACATGGTTCAAGTTGGAGATCATGCAATTTACAAGTTTGAACAATGTCGATAACTGAATTGCCTCGTGAAGGTTCAAAAGTAAAATACACACATTTCGATAGAATCTCAATCAAGGATGTTCGTTGTTCGTTCGTCAGTTCTTGGTTCTTGAATTCATTGATTCTCATGTTAAAAATTCAGTTCCTTCACGACATTATCGTATTGCACATTGATAGCATCCTGCGAATGCGTTACCCTGAGCTTCTCGCTCAGATCCTTCGCCCATTGACGAGGAATCTCGCTGCCCTTGTAGAACTTGCGACACTTCGCCTTGAAATCAGTCTCAGATACCTCTGCCCATCTCGCATCCGGCATGAACATGATGTTATCAACGCGTGACTGATGAACCTGTTGGAGTTGATGGAATAACTGAACGAACTTTCCTTTGCCCAAGAAATCCATGTGACCCGACCAGGGGGTTGCGATGATCGGGAGCCCCGCGACTGCCGCCTCTAAAAGGGGCAATCCAAATCCCTCGCCTCGTGTAGCTGAGACGAGAGCCTTCATCGTGGGATGCTTGTACAATGCGGTGACTTCATCGTTCGTCAGATCACCGTGAACCAAGTGCAATCGCGGGTACGTACCCGAACGTGTCTCCTTGATCAACTTTTGAAGCGTCTCCACCGTGTTGTTCTTATCGACGATGGTATTCCTGCTCATGTTCGTCTTGATGATGACACCAACATCGGGATCGTTCTTGAACTCCTCGAACAACCACTTCAGGGTGAAGAACACGTTCTTGCGGTCGTTGAAAGCGTTGGTACCTGTCACCTGACCGAACACGAGAAAGTTGAATCTCGTTGAGAACTCACCGATTGACGGGAGGGAACTCGCATCCTTGAGCATCTCAACTGGATACGATTCCGGGACGACGAACATCGGACATGTCACTTGCTTCGGATTCAAACTTTGTTTTGCATGTTCGGAAGGAACGATGATCGCATTCATCTTGTTGCAAGCTTGAGTCCACGTGGGGTTGCACTTATCTGTCTCGATACCTGCCGTGAGTCCGACGTTGAATCGAGAGAGGTTCGCATCCCATTCATTAGGTAATATCAATTGGAAAGAAAGATCGAATCCTGAGTCTGTGAATGGTACTGAGTTATCCAAGATCTTTCCGATCAAGCCTTCTTCACGATTTCGGTCGATAATCCACGGCGTCGAACCCCATTGTACCGGTTGGAACTTAACGTTGAAATCTTCTCGTGTGAGCAACCAACGAACGACCATACGACTGTGTTGTCCGTACCCTGAACTTGTCAAACAGGGACCTCTAAAAATGACGTTCTTCATAGTTCCACCACTCGTCGCCCTCGTACAGAATCAGGAGTCCATTCCTTGAACAACTTCTGCAACGATTCGTCCCAATTCTTGATCATGTTCTCCATCGAGTAGTTCTTCAAAGCGTGGATCCTCGCGTTCTTTCCGATCTCTTCACGCTCAGCCTTCGTCATGTTGAACATCTTTGTGAACGCTCGTGCAATTGTTTCATTGGTCACAAAGTCCTCACCGATGTAGGGGACGCCTTGGTTACCAACACATGTCACAAGGTCGGGTGGCATTGCGACCCCGTACTCGTATCCCGTTTCATGGTCCTTCACCTGACGGATCAAACCACCGGTCATCACAGCAATCACGGGTAGCTCGGTCATCTTTGCTTCGAGAACGGGTAGACCGAATCCTTCGTTCACGGATGCATTGACCAACACGTCCGCGGAATTGTAAACCCCGTTCATTTGATCGAAATCGATCATTTGATTAGAAAACATCACGTTGTCGTGAAGCTTCAGGAAGTCAAGAACGTGAATGAGGTTCGGGCCTTCGGGATCGTGAGGATTGCAATGCATCACGAGGGTCGCGTTGGTGTGATCGTATTTCGCTTTCAGATCATCGATGAAGATCTTCCATGCGACCATGATGTCGCTTGAACGCTTCCTACGAGCATTGCGACCGACGAACAAAGCTACGAAGTGATCCTTTCGTTTGTCACCGAGAACTTTCATGCGCCATGATTTACGTTCAGAATCTGACAACGGACGATAGACGTCCGATGGAACAGCATGGGGGATGTAGTTCGTCTTTTGGGGAACAAGGTTGGTAGCGAACTCGTATGTCGGCCAGTTGATGCAATTGAAGAGATCGCAGATCTCGTAGATGGGTTTGTTGAAGTGAGGGGGAAATGACCCCGAGTCATCCCAGAGGTGGTTCCATATGATTGGACAAACCTGATGAATCTCATCATGCATTGCGAAGATGTGTTGATAGAACCTGGGATCCGTGAAAAGCATGAGGGCGTCAGGTTTCTCTTGATAGAGAAGTTGACGAATCATTTCTTGGTTACCAAAACCATCGATCGGTTTGATTAGAAGATCATCGGAAACTTTCACCAACGAGTAATCTTGATGTTTCATCGCCGAACCTAACTGGCGGAACGTATAACGACCTGTTTGAACAAGGCCATGCATGAGAAATCTTGATTGGCAACCTACCCCGCTCGTCGAAAGACAGTGGTCCGAAATCATGACGATCTTTTTCTTTTGATTCATGTGAAATTTTTCGTTACGAAACTGCGCAGTCGCTGTTCAATAACAAAATTATACACACTATCTATCGTTCGTATCCTACAACACGTTGTCTAATTCGTGAACGTACACACCCTCTGAACCTCTTTTCTTTGCGTGAGGAATACTATATCTTTTACTTACGTTAGTGGTTCCAACGATACGATACGTTCGGTTGTTTTCATTGGCCTCAATCACAATCTGAACGTCCGATTTTAAGTCGTAGCTTGTCATGTAGACGTGTCGATTTCCGGGAACGATAGTTTTGAACCCAATCTTCATTCCGTTTTTATGATCAAGATCTGTACCACCGTCACCCACGTTCGCATGTTCATTCAATTTTGATATATTACGTTGACGTTTGTACCATTGATTCATGACTTCAAGATGCGTCATTGAAGATTGCACGAAAAACGATCCCACGATCTCACCCACCAATCCACGAAGTCGATCGTTAATATCTCCTGTCGGAGGGGGACCGTAAAATTTCGCACTTTTAGCCAGTTTCACACAACGTTCATGATCACTTTCGGTGAGTTGCAAGGTACGAACCTTTTCGAGCAATTTCTTAGCGTATTTTTCAACGTTCGGGTTGATTTTGAATTCCATGTCGTATGTCAATGCATTCGCACAAACAACGTTCGTTGCAACGATGATCGCCCACTCGAAAGTGGGAACCTGACCGCTCGACTCAAATGCAACATGAAGAAGTCGTTGATGACATTCCTGCACATTGTCTCGTAATAGTTCCACCCCATACGTTGTCGATAAAGCTTGAACGGGTGTTGATGATCCATTCTCGATCTTTCTCTTGATCACTTCAACGAGAAAATTACCTGAACCACATCCCGTGACATCTCCAATGACTTTCGTGGGATCCACAAAGGTTTCATTTGGAAGTTTGTCAAGCATCTCTCGAACCAACGTGGGCGGTGTGAAGACCTCACCAAATTGATCTTTTCGTTCTTGAGATTTCAATTCAGCTCAGTTGAAGATTGTTTTAGTTCAACACAAATTTGATCAAACCCAAGATGTATTTCAACAATCTTCATTTTTCATCCTTTCATATACGTTTTGAATGTAATCTCTAACAAAAAAACTTTCTTCAATTGTGAGTCCGAAAACATTTTCAACGTCATCTTCATTTGCTTGATCTTGTAGATCATTCGTTACATCGGGACAAAATCCTTGTAATGAAGATCCAATGTGAGTAATCGTAAAAATTCGTGAATGATAATAACGAATTAAATTCGATTCCAACAATGCTATATGTCTTGAAGGATGCCTTGACGGAACACATAGCAAAGAATCATGAAATGGTTGAGGTTTCACAACGCATTTATGACGCTTGAAAGTATTATACTGCTGGCCTACAAATTCATTGAAAAGAATGAACTCAATGTCATTGTGGTTCATGATCGCATCATGTGTTTCTTTATTGGTCGAACATTGACTTTGAATGATTTTAACTTCATCAGAACCTCGATTAAATCGAGTAACGTATGATGAGTGTTTGCCATTTTCATCTTCACTCACGCTTCCACGCCAAAATTTAACAGGTTCATGATCTTTCAATTTATCATGAACTTTCTTCACGATCGATTTTTCGATTTCAGTATCACATCGAAGAATCATTCCTTGAAATGTTTCAACATCATGTTTGACGAATGAATCTTTCTTACATGAAAGAACCACACATTCACCCACACCAACCCCTTCAAAGGGTTCATCAAGAAACTGAGTCGATTTAATCGATACATTCGAAAGCAAGTACTCTCGACATTTTGAACCTTGTTTACCTTTCAAGAATTCACTTGGCGTGATCGTTAACATCGTTCCACCATCGCTCAATGATAACGATGCCTTCTTCAAGAATTGATAGTACGAAGGTTGTTTTCCAGAATTGTGAACATCCTCGTATCCTACATGTTTTTCAACGCCATTGTAAGGTGGGTTACCTATGATCACATCAAACTTCATCTCAGTTGTTTCTTGCAAGTATTTTTCACAACGAATATTTCGAACATTCACATCAAGTGATTTAGAGAACTCAGATTGTTCAATTGTATAACACGTGAACAACACGTTTTCAATCTTAATCGCCGTTCCATCATCTCGTTTTCCGTACTTGAGCAAAGCGACAAGTAAACCAATATCGAATACAACGTTGATCAACAAAGATTCGAGATTGATATTTGATGAATTTTTAATGAATCGCTGGATCAACTCTTTACCAAAAGTATCAAAAGGCACAGACGGTCGTTTTAGTGGATCAGAAGCAATTGCACGAGCAATTTGCTTGTGAAGTTCTTCATTGTCACTTTTTTCTGACATGATTTTATTCTAACACGAAATCATGACCCAAACACAAGTTGCTTCAAAGATTTTTTACGAGATTTTTCGAGTTCAACTTCGTGTTCTTCTTCCTTTTCAAGTTCATCTTGAATCTCGATACAAAGCTTCTTCGCGTAATCGTTCAATACCTTTTCGTTGATATCGAACTCATCAGCGATCTTCGTAACCCACCCAAATTCCTCGACTTCTTTACCGTGACGTTCTTCGTTCACCTCCATGAAGTGATAGTCGTTCTCACCGAGACCAGCAAACTGAAGCTTCTTGATGAATTCTTTCAACCAGGTATTGAAATCTTCAATCTTTTCATCGTGCATGATGACGTAAACCGTCGCAGAGTACTTTTTCCAACCTTTTGGATCATCAAGTGAAATCTTTCCAAGACGAAGGTTCTCAGTATCTTCGGGTTCAGCACGAACGATTCTACCGATTCCTTGTTGGGTTCCAGTCTCCTCAAGTTCACGAGAGAAGATCAGAGAACTGAATGCAGTGATATCAGTTCCTTCTTTGACAATCGAATGTTGTGCTAAAACGGAATCATTTGATGTTTTAATTGATTCAAAGATCTTCTTTCGATCGATGCCTTTCGTTCCAGCATGGACGGCTTGCAACAATGTATTACCAGTGATCGAATTTCTCATTGCTTTGGAAGTTGCAATTTCCTTGTTAATTTCGGTACTTTTTCCGAACGTCAAGATGTTCGATCTTCCAACGGAAAAGATCTGATCCTTGCGAGCCACGAGTATCGCCGCGCCCTCCATATGAGCAACCTTCGCATCGAAATTTCGTTTCTTCGCGTTCTCGATCAATTCTCGTGGGATCGCTTGCATCTTCTCCGCGGTGAGTCGAAGCGGTTTGATGATGATATTGGGAACGAGAATTCCCTTTTGACGAAGCTCAGAATACGTTACATTTGCGAAGCACTCACCGTAAACATCGGCATCGGTAAATGAATTCAAAATTCTGCCGCGTTTCTCGCTGGCCGAGAAAAAGAGATTACGTGTTGCAGGAATTGCGAGAAGATATTTTCTGTATTCATAACTCTGCTTTACGGTATGATGAAATTCATCCCAAATAACTGTATCAATGACAAAATCATTTCGTCGAAGAATTTCAAAAAATTTTCTCTCCGATTTATACGTGAGAAAGATTTGAATTTTCTTATCATGATATTTCTTGAAAAGATCGAGCAGTTCTTCTTCATTCGTCGTTTGTTCGTAATCAATCTGAGTATTATCACGTGGATCATCTCCCGTACGAAATCCCAGAGGTTGAACTCCGTCATTGAACATTCCATAATTGTGAAATGTCGTATGATGCTGGATCAACAGATTGATCGTGGGTGCAACGATGACCTGAATTTTAAGATCATGCTTAAAAAAGCCATCATGAAGAAGTTGGTACTCAACTCGAGTCTTGCCACCGCCGGTCGCACAAATGAATTTTCCTCGATTGAATTCCAGCTTCATGATTCTTGATCCCGCATCATGCATTCTAACTTGATGTTCACGCATTTCGGGGATCGAGAACTTTTGAACTTTCAAAGAACTCTTCAATGATTTCGCGAATTCAGACCAAAAATCTAAATGTCTCTTCTCAAAGAATTCCTGGGCTTCGCGACCAATAACTTGAAATACGCTTTGAAGAGTTTTCCCATCAAAATCATCGAAAATTCCATTCGAGAATTTTGAAACTTGATGGGAAAGATTCGTAAAAACTACCCTTCGATTCTGATTTTCGATTGGAATGCCCAAAACGTAACAAACACTCATCAATGATTGAAGCGAACTAAAATTGAACTTGTACGTTGGATCACTGCGATACTTCGATTGAATCACACCACGTTCATTATTATGAGTGTAAAAGAAAAAATCGAGACCCCGTTCGAACTTGTTTTGGCTCGTATCGGTAATGTTTCCGACACCTAACGTTGTTTCTTTACCAAATCGAGCAAAAAAGTACTCGGTGTAAACTTCGAACGATTCGCCAACACGATCATTGTACAATTCATCATCGAACAATTTACCGTATGCAACAACGGCCGCTTCGAAATCAACGTAACATCGAAGATTGTCGAACAACCCCGATTTTGCCACATTGTTCGTTGCGAGATGTTTCAACTTGATCGTCATGAACTTAGTTTATCATTATTCGTGAAAAGAAACACTCAAAAGATCGACGATATGATCCTTGCGTGCACAAAGCGTGTGGACCAACGCGACATTGTACTTCCTTCTCATCGTATGTTATCGTTCACTCGTTCACTCATGGCACAAGTTTCCAAACGAACACAACGCCGACACGACCTCGCGAACGCATTGAAGATCGTGGTCGAGGAACTCGTCAAGTGCGACTACGATGATGCGGCGGGACACATTGTCACAGCGCTTGCAATGTCGGAGAGATTGAACAAACGTGATGAGAAGTTCCTGTTGAACCTGATTGAGGACGGTGAAGTGAGAGAATCTTACGTGCCACGAAGCCTATCAATTCCGATCAAAAATGAATTTGAAAAGAAGCTTCGAAATAAGAATCCTTATCCCAAAGGGCACGAACTTCATCACGTGAACTGCGATGACGACTTCTGCGATGCTTGTATCTCTAACGATTGACGAGACAATAATCATGCAACGATGCTGTAGTTCACTGGAACACACATATCGATATCGACTTCGCCGCGAGCACCAGCATTTCTAAACAAGCTTTTTCCCAACGAATCAACCGTTAACCACGTGATCCTCACGAGATCGTATTCAACACGTGACATTCGCGTGATGGGAGTTACACCATTGACCAGTTGCGGCAACGCTTCAAGTACACCTTTCGACCTTATGACGGATACGGCTAACCATAATTGCTGTGATCTTTCATCGAACATCATACTGCCAGGATTGAGATCTCTGAACGTTTTCATAAAAATTTCCAATCATCCGGAAATGGTTTTCGATTATTGTCACGTCTCCATTTTGCATACCTTTTTTTCAAATTATCACTAATCATCTGGTGATGAAGTTTTCGTTCTTCTTCCGTTAGATTTGCATAAAACTTTTTAATAGATTCTTTTCTTTTCAATTTCGTTTCTTCTGATTGTTTAAATCCAAGATTACCCCGTTTTCCCTTCATCGCATTACTCAAATTTTTACGTTGTTCAACGGTATATTTGTAACCTTCACTATTTTTATTTCCTTTGAGTCTCTCACTTTGAGATTTCTTCCATTCGGGTGAATGTCGATATCCAACTCCATTTTTATTGCCTTTTAGAGCATCAGATTTTAGTTTACGAGTTTCTTCAGGTGTGTAAGAAAAACAAGAACGAATTCCATTACCACCCGGACGAAGATTACAAACATTTCTTGATGCCAAAGGATCTTTATAAAATGTGTGATATTCTTCAATGAGTCGAATTTCTTGTTCATACGCAAATTCTTCATCGTACGTTCCAAGAACGATCTCACGAATGATACCATATTTCAAGTACTTGCGATTGTATTTCTTGTTTCGCTCAAGACATCGAACACGTCTATCATTTCCCTTGCCAATGTAGATAATTTCGTTCGCATTTTTGCCAGTTTCAAGACGATCAATGTAGATATAAAACCTCTTCTTCATGGATTAAGTATCAAGTAGTTGAATTACTTAATCAAAAAAATGTACTACACGGCAATCGGCGCTTTGATACCAGCATGAGGATTGTACCCTTCGATCTTGATATCATCGTACGTGAAGTCATCGATACAACGTGCATTCGGGTTCAATTTCAAAATGGGTAGTTGCTTCGGATTTCGCGTCAATTGCAACGTTGCTTGATCAACGTGGTTCTTGTACAGGTGCAAATCCCCGAAGGTGTGAACAAAATCTCCAACCTGAAGATCACATACTTGGGCGATCATGTGTGTCAATAGAACGTAGCTTGCAATGTTCAGCGGGACACCCAAAAAAATATCTCCCGAGCGCTGATATAACTGACAACTCAATTTTCCGTTCATCACCTTGAAATGAAACAAGGAATGACACGGCGGCAGGGCCATGTTCGGAACGTCGACAGGGTTCCAAGCTGAGACGATGAGTCTACGTGAGGTCGGATTTTTCTTGATCTCCGCGATGACATTCGCGATCTGATCAATGTGACCTTTTTCGTGATCAATGGGACCCGTATCGTATTCCCACCTTCGCCATTGCTTTCCATAAACGGGACCCAGATCTCCATTCTCGTCAGCCCACTCGTCCCAGATACGAACATCGTTGTCCTGAAGGTACTTCACGTTCGTGTCTCCCTTCAGAAACCAGAGCAACTCGTGCACGACGCCTTTCATGAAGACCTTCTTGGTCGTCAATAGGGGAAATCCTTTGGAGAGGTCGAAACGCATCTGACGACCGAACACGGACAACGTACCAACACCCGTGCGGTCATCGGTTGGTTCACCGTTCTCAAGGACGTCGTGTAGGAGATCAAGGTACTGTTTCATGATACGAATTCCAAGATCGAACGAATGAATTTTCGTAAGAATCGTTCATCAAGATCATTTAAATGACAGATTTGATCAACGAAATGATGTTCAATTCCATGGCTCCATAAAACGATCACGATATCTGTATCAGAATACGCAAGAACTAAACCAATTTCATTCTCTTTGATGAATTTATTTGAGGTAAGTTCGTATGATTTCTTTTTAAGCCTGACTTGATGATTGGGTAAAAATTTCATAATGAAGAAATCAATTCTTGCAAACGTTTTAGATCAATATGGTTTGTATCAATCAACATTAACCCAAAATCATGGTATCGCAATACCCAAACGTTGTTTTGTTTTTCAACGACGACGGTTTCTTTCAAGATTTGAAAATCATCATTGTTGAATCCCCTGAGGGGTGAAACTCCATCAGACGTCAACATTCTGTAAGGAGGGTATTCACTTAAAATTTCGACGAATGCTTCTTTTTGTTGTTTTGTCAAAAATTGACTTGTTTGATTGAATTCTTTTAGTTTCATAATACGAACCTTCCTTGTCCGACAATTTTCGAACCTGTTATGAAATCAAAATCTTTCTTGGTCTTCGGAAATTCTTCAACGAGAGGCTCGCATCGTAAAAGTGTCCAATTGACGACATCAGCGGTGGGATCATCCGGAATCATTCTGCCTTCCGTTTGAACGACCAGCGTCCACGCAGAACCATCATCTAGTTTTACGCAAAGTTGGTGCATTTGTTTTTGCCCCTCAATTCCTATGGGAACGAAGAATCGCATCAATGCGAATCTCGACAATTTTTTCATTTGATGTTCTCGTTTCCTATAAGAACGACCCACTCTCTTTCATGGTTCATGAATAATTTTGTAACTCTTTGTTCGCCATGATAGAACATCCAACCTTTTCCAATGTACGTGTAAATGTACATCGATCTTGTTCGATACGGTAGAGGAACTGCATGACGTCGTGGGGGATATGCAAGATCTTGAATGATTCCTTGCCGTATGACGTTACCGCTCCCACCGGGCCGAGCACTATTGCAAATATGAACCACATCGCCGGGGCGAAGTTCAGTCGTCGTCTTTATTGGAAAATCCTTGTATCTCACACGCAATTCGTTCCCGTGCAATGCTCTGTCATCTTGTATGGACAGAACATGCAGCTCGTCTTGTTCTTCAAGAACATCTTACGATCCATTGAAGCGATCATGTTGTTGATGACGTTCAATGCTCGACCCGTTGTCACATTACCGACTGAAACCGTGATGAGCTCGCAGTTATTTCCCGGCTTCGCAGTGCGTTTCAGGATCACGAATCCGAGCCTAATGTTCTTTGGATCAGTTCCCGTTTTCTTTGCCCAGTAGTTACGGTACAGGATCAGCTGAGCTTTTGTCAGTTCGTCCGAGCGCTTCTCAGCCGACCACCCCCAGCCGGACGTTTTGGCATCGATCATGAAAATAACGCGTTTGCCCCGCCAGTCACATGAAATGATCGCATCTATGAACCCCTTGAAGAAGTAAGGATGCCCCTCAATTGGCTCATAAAGTTCATGTTCCGCATCGATACATTTCCAATTTTTGAACGTTTCGTCGTAAAAAGTGGGAATCGTTGAGAGAATGTTTCTTGCTTGTTGCAAGAATACATTGACATCTAACAATTCACCCTCTCGATCCTTGAATTGTCCTTCTTCGAATGATTTTTTGATCAAATCTAAAGCAATTTCCGGCTTCATCTCATGAGTTCTAATGAAATGTTCATGAGCGGCGTGAATTGCAGTTCCAAAACTTGAGCCCCAATTCTGTTTATCGAGATCAATCTTATTAACTTGTTTAAGTTTGTGGCTCCATGAACATCCGACCCAGTTAGAAACTTCAGAGAAACTGACGTGTGCTTTTCCCGTTGGTAACAGATTTACGGTTTCATCAATTTCAGTTCGATTTTCAGCCACCTTCAATCGTATAAACTTACGAACATTAGTTCACCTATGAGCAAAAATGTGATTCACGATGAAAGATTTCTCGGGTATGTGGATCTTGTTCTTAACCATGGAGACGAAGATAACGAGCGATCCACCATCGAAATGTTCTGCGGAAAAAACGAGCATTTGTTGCCAATGACCTTTCGTTCCAATTAGAACGTCGCCTCGTTTCAATTCACCGTAGGTCATCATTCCGTGTCGTTCTTCAAAATTTTAATACACCGGAAACACAAAGATCAAAATTTCCGATTGAAAATTGATCTATCAAGTATCGATAAATTCGTTCATGCAATTCATCGTCGTCTGAACCAGACATTTCTAGAATGCGTTTCGCCTCGTTCAAGCATTCATCAGCGGGAACACCATGCGTTAGGATGAATTGATGCGTGAGGTAATGATTCAACTTCTTTTCAAGATCACCATCTCCGTCCATTTCTCTCCAAGAATCTTTCTTGTTGAGATCTTGTACCAATTTCATGATTCTGATCCTAGCACTTGACGTAACCTTTTACGTTCAAATCATCATGACAATAGATCATTGCATCCGGTTTTTCACCTTTAACACAGGGGCGGAATGTTGCAATAGGTTTACCAAGATCGATCATACGGTTCGACTCGGGATCAAGTGAGAACGTGGGGCTGAACAATTGCACGAATCCCTTCTTTTTAGGGTGGGGTTGGTACACTTTTGACGGCGGTTGACTGTCAATCTGAGCTTGAGCAAGTTCTGGATTGATCTTCTTTTGTAACATTAATTCGAATTCCTTGAAGATGTTGCTGGAACTTGCAACATTTGTGGCACAGTTAGTTCGTCCAATTCTTGGTAAAATGAATTGAATGCCGTCAATGCTTCCGTCACAAATTCTCGACCGTATGAAGCTGCCCAATTACGAAGACAATCTAGCATCTCCGCTCGCGTTGAACCTGATTGAAAACTTAATCGACTTAAAAAAGCATCCTGCTTCATTGGACCATCGCTTAATCCGAACACGACTGATGACGTGTACGCTTCAATCCAAATGCTATGTTTAAACGTTTTTAGGACAAGCGTGTAACCTTGCATAGTTGGCTTTGAACGAAATTCACTTATTTGTCCTTCAATCATTTTTTGATACTACAATCTTGCAACAACGACGTACAAAATCACCTACTTAGCAAGTGCCTGCTCAGTCGATCAAGAGCGTGAAAGGAAAGGGTTTTGCGCTTCACGTGAGATCATTAGGTTACGGCTGATTTCCAAGTTCGTGATTTTTTTTGAACGTCATTGATGATTGTTTTTATGGAATGATCGTTCTAAGAAATCCGATCGGTCAAGCGTACGGTGCCAAGGAAGTCGCTAAAAGTGCCGCTAAAAAAGGATACGGGCCGATGCTTTACGACATTGCAATGAACGATGTGGGAGGGCTCATTCCAGATCGTAGATCGGTGTCAAGGGATGCAAAGAACGTATGGAAGAAGTACATGGAAAGACCCGACATCGATCACAAGAAATTAGATGATGTCGATGATCCAAAGACGCCCACCGAATTCGATGACGCGAAAACGTACAATGACGTCGGGCGCAAAATGAAGATGTGCTGAATTACGCGTTCTTTCTTGATGACTACCCGCCACATGAGCAATTGATCAAGAATGATGAGAATTTTTTCAAGGAGTGTTCAAAATTCATTGAACACACGAAAATAGAAAATTCTCTAGCCTTAGGATTTCAGATCTTTTTTTCTAGAAAGTATTCACTGATTCAGTGAATGCGCATGTTACCAACGTTTGGTAACAAACCGAATGCTTGAAGAACCCAAAGAACCAAAGCAACGATTGCGACGACGCGCAAGATCTTACGTACCGTATCATCCATGGGAATTGAACCAATGGCCCACAAAATCAATCCAAAAACAGCAATGATGACAAGAATCGTTAAAATAGACATGTGTTAATTATTACTACGACGCCATCTGGGGATCACAATTCCTCAAGAAACTCAAATCAATCAGTTCAAAGTCGTACCTTCGAATTCGTTCTCAAACTAACGATGTTGAATTTTTCTTTCGTTGCTTCACCTAAATCAACATCAAGTGAATCCGCAAGCAGATCCAAGTACGCTTGAATGTCACCAATTTCATGACGAATTTTTTCCATCGGAACGTCATCGCCGCGACGCAACTTTTTCAGCTCACTAGCAAGTTCTCCAACCTCCCCCACAAGGCACATCAACCATTCAGCGGGTGACCATGCTTTCACCTCATGGTAACTTGATACGCATCTTTCAACGTTCGCTTTTCGAAATTCCGCAAAAGTCAATGATCGCGAACATTTAGGGACATCATACAAGTTTGCGTACTCTGAATCGTAAAGTGCTTGTGTTTCTTGATCATCAATCGTATTCATATTTTCACCTCATCAGGTTCAAGAGCCCACTCAGGTTCTTTGGTGAAACATGAATTAAAAGCCTTGAGATGATTTTGTTTCACATCATTGTATTTTTCAATCATCTCGTGATCAGGATCGACTTGAAGTTGATGGGTGAGCATCTGACTAATGACATCTTCCAGTGTTGAAACTTCTTTCATGTCGGGAAACATTTCTTTCGTAATCTCATCGACCTTTCGAGCTGAATCCTCAGATTCGAATCGACCGGCTTGATTGTACGGTTTTATCCTTTTCACGAAAAGATCGAGATGCTTCAGTCCTTCATGAATTTGTAACTCACGAATTCGTTTACACGTATCAATAAGCAATCCTGAGCCCGAGTAGAAACGATCGTACACGGAACTCATGTTCAAAGGACGATCCGAAATTATCCAGTCAACATTTCCATAAAGATTACTTTCTTCTCGTAATTGCTTTGAAAGGATATAGAGCTCATCCCACTTTTTAATCTTATCCCCCCGCCATGCCCAAGCTTTGACGTATTCACGAACAAGTTCGACTGAATAATTTCGTTTCTTTAGCTCGGCAAAAACTTCAGCGGCAAGTGTAGATTTTCCAGATCCCGGGCCGCCATACAACGACACAATGATTGTCACAAAATCAATCCTTCATTTTTCAAAATATTAACATCCATTTCTGACAACGTTTTTCCTTCATTATAACGTTTTAATGCGAATCGTCTCCGTCCTGCGATTGCAATATTTCTAACTCGCCGTTTGTAAAGTTCTGGATTTTTCCAGAGGTTACGTTGAAAGTCACCTCCCAAAAATTGATGGCGACCTTCTTCAACAAGTTTTTTATTTAATTGTGATGCTCGTTTAGACGACCATTCACGATTTTGAAAATGATGTCTACCTTCACGAACTTTTCTTAATTGAATTTCTCGAAAATACTTCGATCCCTTCTCGCCTTGAGCATGATGAGTTCCAGCAAGAGCTCGTTTCTTACTCATCGTGAGAAGATGATGCGTGCCATTTTCAACACGTAATTTTTGCATTTTACGACCAGTATCACCTTGAAACGGATGAACACCATTACTTGATGCTTGCAAATTTTGATCAGTCAAATTTTTTGAAAAAATTTTACGAGCGATTTCATATTGAAATGATGACACAATTCGCTGTGTTTTACCGCCTTTTCTAATCATTGACCAAAAAGCGTTGATCATCTTCGATTTATCTTTGCCTTCGAACATTTTTGTCAAAAGCCAATGAACAATGAAATGTTGTCTACACGACAAGCGTACAATGTTATCACTAGCATTCGAACCACCCAAACTTTTGGGAATTATGTGATGCTTTTCAATGTAACCCGTTAGTATGTTGTTACGTGGATCATAAATGATCTGATTGTAAATCTTGTGGTAATTCATAGATCCTCGTCTTGAATCGCATCGTAGTGCGCGTCGTTCAAATCACCGTCAACGACCTCAACATCTTCCCAACCGTGTTTTCTTTTAATATCGTTCCAAAGATACAAATGATTTCGCCGAACATCTGCAAAACCTCGGGCGAGCGATAAGCATTGTTTGAACGTTAAACGATTCAAAACATCCTTCGTTCCATCATTGAATGTGAAAGTTCTTTCGCTGTCGGATTTTTGCTTTTCATTCCACCAAAAACTCACGGCCTCGAATGGAATGAAGAACAACGTTTTGTTTCGCCAAAGCTTGGTGTACCAAGGTTGGTTTGAATAGAATTTCGAAGATGGTAGAAGCATTAACTTTTGGGGGTTCGAAGTGACTTACCAATGATACAACCTACCAACACGCCACACAAAATTAGAACAATTGATGCGAACATTTTACTTTTCTCCTTTTTCTCTTTTTGAAACTGCACGACCTTGCAAGGCAATCCAGTCAGCTTGTGGACGAACTTCTAAATTTTTTTCCCATGTTGCAGCAAGGACCTTTGAATCAACATTCAAAGATTTTGCCAAACACAACAATGCGTTAAGATCCTTGACGAAACAACTTCCCCCGAACCCGAGAACCAACTTTCCAGTTCGATCATCAGGCATTGGGCCGGGGACCTGCCAGTGAGAAGTTCCGATTCGTTCATCAAGTGATGCAATCTCAATGATTCGATCATAATCAACGTCTTGTCCGTTCAACTTCAACGCTTCACAAATTTGATAAATTTCGTTTGCATATGAAACTTTGGTTGCAAGAAACGTGTTGATCACGTACTTGTTCATCTCAGCGTTCACCGCACTAGTCTTCACGATCTTAACTTGTGGAAATGCTTCCTTGTACATGTCACGTACTTTATTACAAGCTGGCTTCGGACCGCCCAAAACAATGCGATTCTGATTCTTGAAATCTTCGAGAGCAGAAGCTTCACGCAAAAATTCAGGGTTGAACACAATCTTCAACCCCGTTCCCTCGAACTCCTTATTCCATCGTTCGGTCGTACCTGGAGGGACCGTAGATTTGATCATCGCAATGCGTGAACCTGGAATCTTTGACATCTCCAGAAGAACATTCGAGACAATTGTCGTATCACATTCACCATCCTCGAACATCGGAGTCGGTAAACATACGACAAAGATACCAAGAAAATTATCTTGTTTCTCACATAGTTCAACGAACTCAGTAATTGAACGAGGACGAACGCGAATGCTAGATTCATTCGACTTGGGAATGACATCGATCCCGCCTGGTGCTACCTTTCCAGCAATATCGTAAACGTAGACATCGAATGCATGCGACATGCCGGTCGTAAATGAACCTCCAACGAATCCTTGACCACAAACTGCCACGCTTTTTTTATTTTCCATGGTTTGAAACCTTTCTATCAATTCAATCACATGAATTCAAAAATTTTTGCTTGAATTCAATGAACGGTGAATCGCACCCGTAATGGTTATCATGCTTGAACGTAGGTCCTCCACAGATCAGGCACATACCCGTACATCCCGGAATTCCCGCATAGACGTCACGTTTTGAAGGTTGTGGAACAACATTCATTGTCTTGCACTTTGAAATGCAATTTGAATCAGAACACTTCATTTCTTTGCATTCGTTCCTTCGCCCATTCGAATCATCAGATCCGCAAAATCCCACGCATTCCTGCATGTGATGTTGAAGTAATCGACCTGAAGTTGAGGATTCTCGAGCATGTACTCTTGGCGAGGCATGTGTTTTTGTAGGTATAAGGCAGCAAACGTATCACGGGGTGTCATCATTTTCCAAATATTACTCTTCATCTCTCGTGTGTTCATTCACCCACTCGCAAATGATATCACCGTGACATGCTTTTGGTTTGCAAAAACAACCCAACATCTTTCCCTTCAATCCAAGAACGTTCTTTCTGAACTCATGATCAGATTCAACACGACACTCAAAGTACGCTCGGAAACAAACAAGCGTACTAGCTCCTTCACAGTGAAGCTCACCACAAAACTCACATACTTGATCGATCTTGACTGGATTACCGAAGTAACCAGATTGTCCATGACCTGGACGGCCGATGTAGATGTCGTAAGATGATTTTCGTAAGTTAACGACCGTCGTCTTCATGTTTGTCTCAGCAAGATGTCAACGAATTTATTCCAGCCATCGTAATCTCGAACGAACTTCGCTGAAGCAACGCTGATCTCTCGCTTTTGCTCAAGTGGCATTTTCTCGATCATGTTCAAGATATCAGGAACTTGATCGATCGTCTCGTATGTGTAGAGTCCTGGAAAATCTTTCACGTACTCCGCGCCTGCACCACCAGCGTTCCTGATACACAGCGCCCCGCGACCCTGGAACTCAGCGACCTTACCCCAGAGACCGTTACGCATCACGAGTTTTTCGCCACGATACGTGTGAAATCTATCGTCACGATACACGACGGTTTCAATGTCGGAAATTGAATTCATGTACTGCGTGTAGCTTAACCAAGTGTAGAATTGAATTACAACGTTCTTCGATGACAAGTAATCGAACAATTCTTTTCTATCGGTATGAATCTGTCCGGGAAATCCGATCTTCACATTTCGAGGTTGTGACAATTCAGCATGACACATTTGAGGAAGCAACCACATGTCACCGTGGTCGGCATCGTAACCTTGTGATCTAAGCCAGTTAGCCCACCATGAAGATGTGACGACGTGCTTGACGTTCAACTTTCTTTTGAAATCAGCGTAGCAATCAAGGTACTCTGGCATCTCATCAGCGAACGAATTCCAGGGATCCTGATCGTAGAAAACTACACGATGACCATTCAACGACTTCGCAACCTGATCAACATGTTTTTGAAGGTAACGTTGACGCATCGTTATGATCACTTGATCGTAACAAGAAAGATCGACCTTGTCGATCTCATTGTTGGTGATCAATGAATGGTTCACTTTTGGATGGTTGTGAAGCGAGAATGACAATTGTGAATGAAAACAATTCGTGGTCGCGTACTCGATGCTATCACAAACTTGAAGAACGTTGATTTGACTCATAATTTGAACTTTACGTAAAATTGTCGACTAGGGCTCGTTTGCCAAGGTCGCTTCGTTGTGATACCTGATTCAATCACGGTGAATCCATTCTTGGTGATTCGTTCTTTTGCAAATTCTTCAGATACGTGAAGTATCATCGGAAAATCTTCGTACGTTGTAGGATTTTCGATGTGAATGTTACCAGCGTTCTTATCATTCCTTCCGAAGTAAATGATACCACAAGAACCTTTTTTCATCACACGTGATAGTTCAATGAGATAACCTTCAGCGACCGCCCAACAATCAAAATGTTGGAACACGATGAAGCTGTACACGAAATCAATGCTTTGTTCGGGAATCTGATTCGTCAAATGATGATACCCGTTGAATAATTCGTAGTTTTTTCGTCCCTGCGATTCAAGAAAAATTCTTGTTCTATGAAAGTCATTATGAATGTCGATTCCAACGACTTTCTTGAAAAAGAACGCAGCCGGAAGCATCAATCGGCCGCCACCGAATCCAATTTCGAGCGCGGTACACTTTGATGGATCACCAATCAATGGATAAAAATCGTTCGTGAAGATCTTATGAACGAAATCAGTGAATCCTGAACTTATCGATTCATTGATTGAATCGCAATCATTGAACCATTTCTGAAATTCGAGCTGGGTATTCGCTTTTGATGGACGGCTTGAAAAGTAATCTGAAGGTTTCATTTCTTCTCGAATCTCACGCTCTCAAAGAACAGCGTTCCAGTTTCATCCTCAACGCATGCATTCGGATATGGATCTTCTTTGCAACGCATGAAGTTGTAAAGTTCGATTGCGGTCATCGTTTTCAATTGTTCTCGTGAAAGGAAACTATCCTTTGGTTTGAACCCCTTCAATGGCTTTTCGTGACCACTCTGCGGTCTTGGATTAACTTCGGGCCAGGCCTTAATGAAATCCACCAACACCTCCGACGATGATCTCTCGAGCTCATTAAAGACATCGCTCATGTGACCTTTCAGTGAAAACGAATTCTGTGCATAGATCGCCCCCGCATCCAATTTATGAGTGATTCGAAACAACGTGACCTTCGATTCTTCTTGTCCATCGATTATCTGGTGTTGGATCGGTGTCCCGCCAGCGTACCTCGGAAGATCCGACGGATGAATTCCCAGGATCATGTGTTTCTCACAAAGATCGTTCGGTACAATCCAGCTCCATGCGATCAGGAACACGAGATCGAATGATTTTTTTGTTAACGTGCTCAGCAATTGTTCTTGCGTATTTACAATCGATAATTCGATATTCTTACATCCAAATTCAACCGCATCAATAACACGGTGCGACCAATCGCGGTATCCCGCAAATAGAATCTTCATTTTGCTTTGAATCCCACGTTCTTAACGTAAAGCGTTCCGTGCTCGTCGGTGATACTTCCGTTAGGATATGGATCCTCCAAGCAACGGAAAAAATCGTACAATTGCTTCGTTGTCATGTTAGCAACGTTATCCTTTGTCAAAATACTTTCTTCAGGTTTTCTGCGAGGACGATGAACGGTAGATTCAGGCCATTGTTTCCAGTCAATGTCATGTTCTTTGCCAACACCAGGATGATCATCTAGAAACCTAGTGAATAGATCTATTGATGTGTACGTGCATTGATCAAGAATGTCCTTCATGTTTCCAGAAAGGTTCAAATCAACCTCGTGTGACCATTCTCGCAACGAAAGTTCCGGATACCAAACTTTGAAGATTCGGTGTTTGGTGATCTTGATACCGTCAAGTATTTGATTCTGAAGCGGTGAACCACCACTGTAAAGATCAGCTTCGGCACAATGAACACCAACGTGAAGGACTCTTTTCACCCAGTTTTCAAGCGGCTCTTCGCTCCAACCGCAGTAGATAACAAGATCGGGCGTCGAAGTAGTGGAAACAAGACCTTTACCCGTTCCGTAGTACTGAATGAATTGCTCAGATGACGAAAAACGCTTGATCGTACCGATCTTGGGGTGCTTTTTGACGGCTTCGAAGACGGGATTTGCCCATTCACGGTAAGACAAAAACGCAACATTAAGCGACATAAATTTCCTCGCAAATTTGATTGACTCGTTTCACGATGTGAACGATATCGTCGTCATTCAACCACCAACCAACGGGGATTGCAAAGTGGTTGTTTGAAAAATCTCTGACACCCGGTAGATCAGCTTTGAATTGCTTGAAACAAGAGTACACATCGTTCGCAATGTGAACCATCCCCGTTTCAATACCTTCTTCGTTCAACCTCTTGCACAACTGTTCACGATTGATGCCTTCTTTTACAAGCATTGAATGTACCCAACATGACGGTTCACTACCAGCGGGCGTCTTAAGTGACATCACGTACTTTGAATCACGAAACTCATTCTCGTAAATCCCTGCGTTCCATCGATGCTTTGATAGAATCTTGTCAATATGCTTCACCTGTGATAGTCCCAAGGCGGCGGTCAAGTTGTTCATTGCAAACTTGTATCCCGCATCTTCAATGTCAATCTCCCAGCGTTGCCCCTTCCAGTTTCCTTCAACATCCTTTGTGCCATCACGATCAATACCAAACCATTTCAATTTCTTTGCCTGAAGGTGCTTTTCTTGGTCACTGCAAATCAACATACCGCCATCACCGGTCGTGAAATGCTTGATAGCTTGAAAACTGTAGCAAGTGTAATCTGCAAACTCATGAACGTGCTTCCCGTTGAACCTTGCATCGTAAGCATGGGCTGCGTCGAGGATCAAAGGAACGTTGAATTTCTTGCACAGGTCGTAAAGTCGTTCAAGCTCTGGCGGAATTCCTGCCCAGGCGACGACGATCACAGCTTTGATCAAATCTGAGCCTTCAAGTTTTCGTTGCAAATCATTAACGTCCATGCAACCTGTTTGGGCATCGATATCAACCCATGTGATGTTCGATTTTTCGTTCAAAATAGGGCAGTTTGAGGCTACACATGTCATCGGCGACGTAGCAACGTCGTATCGTACTTCCGCATGTCCCTTTGATTCACGAATATCGCACAACCTCAATGCAAGAGTTATTGCAGAAGTGCAGGAGTTCAGCAAGACTAAGTTTTGGGTTTCAAAACGCCGTTGAAGTTCCTCTTGCAATTCGGTTACTTGCTTCCCCTCGTTAATGAATCCTGATTGCAACACCTTCTTGATGTTTTTCATTGCACTTGCAACGTTGATATGAACCTTGAAAAGGGGGTACTTCATACGATATTCAAGCACATTTTGGGATCATTGATAAATTCACTAATTTTAACACGAATCAATTTCAAATTTTGTTTTTCAAACCAAACATCTTGTTTAACCTCAAGAATCAATTTGAAATTTCCTCAATTGTTCTTCCTACGAAAGAAGCAAGAGAAGCATCTAAAATGCCTAACGTTGAAAGTCTTTGCCGCAAGTCATCCTTTGAAAGAACATTTTGATCACTAGAATAACCAAAAGGTAAATTTGATTTTTCACTAAGCGCCGCATCAATTACATAATGAGTTAGCTCATTCAACGAGTTTAATTTCACGGTGGTTCGTGATGCTTCACTTTCATTTACCAATTCTTCATGCAATTTCTCTCCAGGTCTTGATCCCACTATTTTGATGGGTTTGTTTTCACGTAATTCAGAAAAAATTTCAACTAAATCACCAATTTTCATTGCTGGAAGAATTGGTATCCACGTCTCTCCGTTCTCACCTCGAGCGAGAGTTGTTTGAATCAATGAAACACTTTCATCAAGTGTCATGATAAATCGTGTCATTAATGGATTTGTCACGGTCAAAAATTCCGCATGTTCTAATTGATACTTAAAAAGCGGAATTATGCTACCACGACTTTCAAGTACATTTCCATACCTAGTACATAAGAATTTTGTTCCCCCGTTCGCTGCTACGGAACCATATTTTTGACTTGTGACAACTCGTTCAGATATCGCTTTACACATTCCATAAGAATTTACGGGCGAACAGCTTTTATCGGTCGATACAAATAACACCTTCTTGGGAAAGAACCTGCAATTATTGACGGCACGAATGACGTTCTGAGTGCCAGTCAAGTTTGTCGCTATGCTTTCGCCGGGAGATATTTCGCATGTATCAACCTGTTTCAAGGCCGCCGCAATGATGACATTATCGGGACGTTCCTCATTCAATGTTTGCAAAATCTTGTCGTAATCACGAACGTCACCAACAATGAACTTAACGTTCGTAATGTTCCTAACTTTGAGTTCGTTTCTCAACGTCCAATGCTTACTTTCATCACGTGAATAAACAATGACATCGTTATCACTTTGTAGGCGATCAATGAGTTTCTTACCCAATGATCCCGTACCGCCAATTATCAGGTACTTCATCTCAATTCATTTTATTCAAGAGAAACGAGTTGTATATTTGAGATGGTTTAAATGGCAAAATTCAACAGATCAGAAATGCTTCAATTCGCACTCGATAGCATCGTAACGAGTGAAGATCGTTCCTACCTTGAGATCGGGTGTAAGAATGATAGCACGTTCGCGAACATTCGGGCTGCGAAGAAAATTGGTGTCGATCCTGTTTCAGGTGGTACACATAGAATGCTATCAGATGATTTCTTTGCAACCAACAAAGAAACGTTTGATTTAGTGTTCATTGACGGTGATCATACGGCAGAACAGGTACTCACTGATTTTTTGAACGCGTGGAATGTTTTGAACAAGGGTGGCATCATTGCAATGCACGATTGTAATCCAGCAACTAGGGAACTCGAAGAACGAGAAGCTTGTGGAACCGCTTGGAAAACCGCATACACATTAAAAGATGTAGGACTTGACATGTTGATCGGTAATTTCGATCACGGACTAACGTTCGTAAAGATCAAACATCAACCAACCGATGGAATGACTCAAATCATCGGTGAGACATTCAATGAATTCATTCAAATGACGTACGACGATCTAGAAAAGATCAGAGAAACGAGCACGGTCGATGAAATCAAGGACTGGTTGATTCCAAAAGGATATGCTTTGTGATTCACTACCACACATTTTGCTGTGATCTAACGTACAAACATGCGATACGTTGCATTGAACTTGCAAAGTACCTATCGGATACGTCAATCAAGTACGTTGCCTGGACTCTGAACATGTCGGATGACAACATCAAAAAGTTGTCTGACGCGGGATGGGAAATTCATCGTGTCAAGAAAACGTCATGGAACGGAATGGGAGGAAGTGTTCAACATGGTGAGGGGATGCTTGAATGTTTTCGTTCTCTAGATTGTTCTACCACGAATATCATTTCCGATAGTGACATTTACCTGATGTTCGACGGTTGGGATTCAAGCGTTCTAGAAAGACTTGATCAAGTAGATTGCATCGGTATTGGCTACGAAGACAGTTCAATTCGTGTTGGTAAACAATTTCCCATCAACGCATTTAGATCGCAGCCGGGAATTATGTGGTTAGCATTAAAACGTGATCTACCCTGGAATCAATTCGACCCTCGACCGAACAAGTCAGATACAACACCTCTCACGGTTGGTGAACGAAAATTGTACGGTCTTCCAGCAGGTGTCGAACTTCTCAGAGACACGGGATGGCAAATTCCACAATTCCTGAAAGATAATTCGTTGACTGGAGAAAAATTCGGAGGCCCGTATTGGAATTCTAGCACGACGGACGTCAAACCTCGAATCAAGGTTGATGGCGATGATTACTACGATGAATACCACATTGACAACGATCCATTTCTTGTACATGTCAAGTCGGGACGCCGTCGAGATGGGGATGAAATCTTTGTAAAGGTCAATAAATTGATCGGGAGAACCTCCTGATGCAAAAAATCGTGATCGCTACAATGTTCCAGGGGGAAGAAATCATTCGTACGTGCCTCAATACGATTCGTTTACAACAAAACGTAAAGATCGTCGAGCATCATTTGATTTCACAACCTGAATCACAAAATGACGCCCATAAGGAACTTTATGAATTCTTCAACAATGCTCCGTCAGATTGCATTCGATTCAAGGTCGATGCAGACATCGTGCTTGCAACCGAACATGTTCTCGATCGGATGTGTAAATCAATGAAGGGTGATCCTTTGGGACAATGCGATCCACCCGTAATTGACTTCCTGTCAAATCTCACGATCAAAGCGGGATTGACAAGCTATGGACAAGCAGTTAAATTCTCTCCTTTCGATCACAACCTTTGGTCGGATAGAAACGTTACCGTGACCAAAACGAATGTCTACGACCTTCAATTCATTGCCGGAAGCCATGCAAGAATGTCGGATGAAAGAAACGCATTTCAATACGGGCTGCGACGCGGTCTAAAATCGCAATTAGCAATCTACGCCGCTATTGCAAATGCGAATTCCATGGAACCGAATCGAACTCGTGAAATTGCGATGAAAGGTTTTGATCTAGCACAATCCGACATGTTCAAGGACTGGCACATGATTGGTAGTGCTAGAAAGAACGAAGATGCGGGGCCGATTTGTGCGGACAGATCAACGAACGAGTTCGAACGATTGTTTCAAGAATTCATTGTCAAGAATGTAAACGTTCCAGAACGCACTTGGAGATAAAGTTGGTCCGCCCGGTGCGAGTCGAACGCACATCTTTAGCCTTATAAGGACCGACTCTGACCAGTTGAGTTACGAGCGGGAAATTTTAAAGTTCTCGTATCATTTGATCGAACGTCGGGATGTTCAATCGTTCGTTCAGATCATGGATCGTTGAAAGTGATCGATCAACACGAATTTCATTCTCAATTGGACGAATCTTCATTCGAAGATCGTACCTTTCGTTGAACTTACATAGCATTTCATGCTTTGACAATGTGCTTGAAAACACATGGCGCTTGACGTTGTCGTAAAGATCATTCTTGATAATATCATGACAAACATGAGCAAATTCAACATTGGTGATTCCATTCCAGAGATGGTTGGTGAAACCATCAACCTGTTTTCCTCGTTGAGAAATTGCCCATTCCAGCAAGCTGTGACTTGAATTCAACTCTCGACCGATGATGCTCGTTCTCAAAACCATGCAATTCGAGGGTTCGCCGAACTTCTTTGAATGTCCATAATCTGTATCGGGATCAAAAATATCCGTCTCAACGTAGGAACCCTTCTTTCCCGAGAATACACAATCAGTCGTAGGATGGATCATCTTGATTTCGCGATCCTGACAAACATCAGCGAGATGTAACGGAAACGAAGCATTCAATGAAATGTATGAAGTCTTTGAATATTGCTTTTGAACGATTGCACCAATGCAATTGATCAAAAAATCACAATCGGGAATCTGTTTGCCACCTTTTTCATGGTAAAATTCATGAGAAATATTGAATTCGAACGTACCATCAAGACGGTCATTCGTTAACTTTCTTACCGATGGTAGGATTTCATATCCTTTCTCTCGAAGAACACGACAGACCGCGTGTCCTAACATTCCGGTTGACCCGAGGACAACCACACGTTTATTCTTCATCGTCACTCATTCGCTTGATCAAATCGCGTGTCAGGGGCCACAGCAACGTCTTGATAATGATCACAACGACCAAGATCCAAAAAATGCCTTTCACAGCTTTTCAACCCGATCGTACTTGATGATTCGATCAACACGAGTTGGCTTGTAACCCGTTCCAGCGAGATTAGTTGACCAGCTACCAGTTACAACGCCGGGATTCGTTTCATGGTGTCCTAATTTTCCATGGTACAACCCCCCGTCAAGTAGACCGATTCGTGGATACCATGAATGGTACATCCGCTGAAAATCATTTTCTGTGAACTGCTTGAGTTTTGAAAGTTCTTGAAAGATCTCACACATCGTGTCAAGCTGATTCAGCGAACATAACTTCGTTAAAAAATTTGTATCGTAAATCTCACCTTCGAGAGGGTTAATTCGAATCTTTTCTTGCGTGACATGGTTGACATGAGCCTCCCAAGCGTACCTTCGACCAAGAGGATGTTGCAACGTTTTATCGTAAAGATGCTGCGACTTAACATCGTATTCCTGTAACCGAATTGAACCAATATCAGAATTGTTGTTCAACGCGTTTTCGCAAGCATCGAACTTCTCGATGTCATAGTAGATCAAATCAGATTCCATGACATGGATGTACTTGAAACGTTCTTGATCATCGATCATCGTCTCAAAATTATTCAACACGTGATCGATGGCTGACCAATATCCATTGTTCGTGCTTGAACGGTACATGTTTGCAAAATTCTTTTTCAGCATCGAGATCGCACCATCAACCGTTGAACCGTTGTCGAATACGATGAGATCTCGTTCAATGTTGAAGTTCTTTTTCGCTTGTTCGTTCTTGAGGTTTTCAATCACCTTCACGGAAATATCATGACGAGATTTCTCCATTGAACAATTCACGAACAGGTACAAAGTATTCGATGTCATGATTTATAGATCCAATCCTTCGTCCTGAAAATGATCGCTAATACTACCACGGGCAGAATGACACAACTCAACGTGTAAAACATTACAAACTAGCAATCAGTCTACGATAAGGCTCGTATCCACCAGGCAATTTCATGTGTTCAACGTTCGGAATTGTGGCGAGAGCTCGTGTAACATCAAAATTGATCGCCGATTGCGGAAGAACTTGTTCCGAAATTCCAACAGGTGTAGATACAACTGGAACATTCAACAATGCTGCTTCAATCAGACTTTGTGGACCGCCTTCGCATCGAGATGCAACTATGTAAAGATCGGCACATTGCATTAGTTCACAGAGATCTTCGTGTTTTGGAAGTTCAAAGTAACTGTATGGAATTTTTGCTTTTATCAACCTCTGAATTGCATATTGCCTTCTCCACGCCAGTAAAAGACAATGCAGGTTTGGATGCGTTGACGCTTTCATCTTTTCAATCGCGTCAACGAACAAATCTGCACCCTTTTCAAGTTTTGGCAAAAAATTACCCGATTGAATCGAATCTCCTTCAGTGTCCCGCTGCGCTGAGATCACGATAAAAGCATCCTGAGGCAAGCCATGTTTATCACGCAGTTTTTGCTTCGAAAATGTTGAAGGTTTGTACAAATTTTGGTTTGCCCAATAATGGATCAGCTCGATCGGTTTGTCCGTCAAAGTTTTCACAAAATCAAGAACACGCTCATTGAACACGTGGTAAACATCCGTGATCTCATCACGTGTTGCAAAATCATGACGTTCTTCAACACCGAATTTTTCCTCAACAATATGATGAATAGTGGTGATCACCTTACGTTGTTTCAATAATTCATAGGGAATTCTTTTGTAACACCAGTCACCCAACAGCCAGATCACATCGGCATCGATGGGATGTTGAACGCTGATGTCGATATTATCCTGATCCCATTCTTTTTTGAACCTATCAACGATCCAATTCTCTTGAGGGGCTAAAACGAATACTTTGTTCACTTAACATCCCAGATCTCTGAAACTTCAATGATTTTTTTT